CCCGAGTTGCAGCTTGATTAGTTATACGTTGCGCTTCTTGGTATCCTACTCTTTCACGCCATGCATCTAACCCTGCTTTCTTATCTTCTGATTGTGTAGCTGATAATATAGTTGTGACTGATGGTATTTTTATATCTCCAACATTATAGTGCCGTGAGCCGAGGTCGTTGTCTCGAGTATACTTAGCATACTCATATTTCTTTTCGAGTTTTAAGTCGGTAATATAAAATGAATTATTTTCTCTAACAAGACGCACAAGGTCTTTTAGTTTAATTTCAAAATAAGAGCAACAATTATTCCTAACATTGTTGTCATTAAAAATCCTGTAGATGCTATCATTATTTTTTCAAGTCTATGTATATCTTGATGAACATCATTTATTTTTTTATTAGTTTCTTCTTGCATAATTCTACACAACTTCTCATGGTCATCCATTCTTTGATGAGCAAGTATATCTTTACTAGAAGCTTTTCTTGGCACTGACTATCCCTCCCTTATTGAAAAGGTTTAAGGCCTGTGCTAGTTCTGTGTTTGATTGTTGTCCACCCATTGGTAAGTTTGATGGTGCTACATTTGGTAGAGGTATATCAGATTCAGATCTTACTATTGATCCTGTTCTTTGTCCTGTACCCTGTCTTTTTATTCCAGATTGTAAGTACGGGTCTATTTCAATTGCAGGTGCATTCTCTGGATCAAATTCCCTTTTAGCAGGAGCGTTAGGCATAATACCTGTTTTAAAATATTGTTCATATGCTTCCTTGTTTCCTTGAACTTTGTCCATAGCTGCTTTAGCTTCTACAGGACCAACAATACCTTCTGAAACTAACGCACTTCCTAATTGTCCAACATATCTTGTTAGTTTTTCATAACTATCAATTCCTTTATTACCTTTACCTAAACCTTCAATTAATGCTCTTGTAGTTGCAGGTCTAGACATTGCGTAAGCTAAACCAGCAGGACCTAATACAAAAAATGTTGCAGCACCTGGATCAATCGTACCTGTACCAAAACCAACTACACCAACTATTTGTGATAACGCACCAGCTTGTTTCATCTGTACAAGCATATCTCCACTTGTTCCTGCAGCACCTGGTGGTTTTATTTTACCTTCAATTAATTGTAATCTTCTCACATAATCCTTTATGCCTTTTATTTGAGTGTCTTTAAGAAAACCTACTGGTAATCCTGTTTTAGGATCGTTTCCAAATAACCAATTATAGTCTTTCATAAATTTTTCTGCTTTAGGAACACTAAGTTTGTAGTACTGGCCTGATTTATCAACACTATTTCTTAAAAAATCTTTAAAAAATTGTCCTTGCAATGCTCCTTGAATAGCTTCTCTTTGTGGAAATAAATCGTATTTTTTACCACCTGCGTTTATTTTACCGTCTTTTAAACTTTTTTGAAAAGCTCTAAAGTAACTTGGCTTACCTGCACCAATAATATTTTTATATAATCTTTCTTGACCAAAGTCAGTTTTTAATAAATCACTTACAACTTTACCTTCGAATGCCCTTCCTCCTAACCTTGTAAAATCTGAAGCAGCTCTTCTTGCCCCATTTACTGAAGCTGGTAAAGGAGAGTTTGCTAACATAGCTTCCATTCTTTTCATTATTTCAGCTCGAACTGACTGTGCTCTTCCTAATGGTCTCATTCCTCCTATTTCTTCATAGGCAACTCTAAAAGTATTGTAATCTGTTTCATCACCCATTCTATTTAAAACTCCTAACATAGTATTCACATCTCCATTATCAGGAACTATATTTTCTTTAGTTGCTTGTTTTATATATGTGCTTAAATTATCAACTACCTCATCTCTACCTAAATATGAATTATAAACATTTATTTTTGCAGGTACTTCAGGGTTTCTAATTTTTACATTGAATGCAGGATCGTACGAACCATCAGCTCTTCTTGTAGCTTTGTTTACACCATCTGCTAATTCATTCCATAACTTATCTTTTGTAGTTTGAAAAATTTTTTGTCCACCTGCAATTTGACCATTTAAAAAAGCTGTCACACCATCTGCAGCAGTATCATAATCAATTTTAGGTAAGTCTTTTGTTAATACTTTTGTAAAATTATCAATAGATTCAATTGTCATCAATCTACTTAAACCCTCTGTTTGTCTAATAAATGCACCACCACCAATAGATGCAGCAGATAATGAACTTGCTAGCTCAACACCAGATTGTTCTGTAACTTTACCTGCAATAATATTTGCATCTTCAAATTTATATTTACCCCTTTTTACATTAAAGAAATCAGGGTTACCTTTTTGTGCACTTAGAAATGCATCGTCAGTTAACTCTGCACTTTCTAAAATAGATCTTTGCTGTGGACTTATTGTAACTGTTTTTTTTAGTTGTTCTTCTGTTAAATTTTTTCCTACTAATTTATCTAGTACTTCTTTACTTGGTAGTTTTCCTGTCTCCTTAAACTTAGCAACTTCTTTATAAAAGAGTTTGTCTCCATCTAAACCTCTAATAACATCTTGAGCACCATCAATTGTTTTTAAAGAAAATCCTGTAACTTTATTATAAACTTTAGCTAAACCTCCAGCCATACCAAAACCAAGTAGTTCACCAAAAGCACCTTGAGCTGTCCCTCTTGCAACTTCTCTTACAATACTTTCTTTTGGATCAAATGTTTGAGATATAGCTGCACCAGCTCCACCCCCTAGTCCCGCACCGGTTACACCACCAATTAATCTTTGTTTATTTTTACTTAAATTTAAAAGTGGTCTAGCTATTCTAGCAACTCTTGCTGCCATTAATCCTGTACCTACTAAAGAAGATCCTCCACTAAAAGGAGCTAACGCAACACCCGCAACTCCTCCAGCAATAGATAAACCTACCTCTGTTACTATTCTCATAAAGTCTGGGCTTGCTAAAAAACTTTCTGTATCTTTATTGTATTTTCCTTTTTGTGCATCAGATAAAACATCTTCAGGAGTAATCATAAGTTTCATCTCATCATCAAAACTTAATCCTCCATCTTTTCCTGTAGCACCTTTAGCTGCTAAAACAGAATCGATAGCTACTTGTTCTTTAGGAGTAGGCTCTGTTCCCTTAATTTTAAATGTATTTCCTTGTACAACTATCTCTGCCATATAAATCCTTAATTTGCACTAACATCATATTTGTTACCATCATATTGTTTAATAGTAACACCTTCACTTAAATCAATATAGTTAGAAGCACCTCTTCCAGAAGCCTCCATAATTTCTAAGGCAGTAGTAAAGTCTGCATTATTATCTTCTGCAATTGCAATAGCATCTGCAAAATAACTATCTAATGCTTGTAGCTTTGCTTCAAATGTAGCTTCAGTATCACCCACTTGTGGTATAAGTTTTGTAATTCTTTCTGCCTCTTGTTCTGATACTGCTGCACCAGAGATCGCTTGTGTTACAAATGAAGTTGCTTGTTGTATTCTACTTTTAAAAGCACCGTAGTCTTTTGAAAATTGTGAGCCACCTACCTTACCAAGAGATGCTCTAATTCTTCCTAAATCACCAAAACCTACAGGTTTACCTAATTTATAATAGTCATCTCCAATTCTAGATAAAATAGTTCTTACTCTTTTACTTCCTTGAATTTGTTTTAAAGATTCTGCAGAAGGTTTTGATACAACAGTAATTTTTCCTTTACCATCTATTTGTGCAATAGATCCTTTTGGTAAATTATATTCTTTTAATTCTGCATCTGTCAAAGTTCTTGATCTATCTAGTGCAGTTCCTTTTTGTTTTTCTACAGATAAAATTGTTGCAGGTAATTTACCAATACCTTCACCTAATGCAGTTAAAGCATTTCCAACGCCAGAACCTTTTGCTTGAAGTAATGGTGCAGCCAAAGTTGCGGCATAAATAGCTCTTTCTTTTGGGGATAATGAACCTAAACCACCTTCTTGAAAATGTTTTACAGTTGGCTTCAATGATTTGAAGTATCTATCTTTAAACATTTTTCTTGTTAATACTTTATCCATGATTACCTCGGTTGCATCATGTTATAAGCTGCATATCCACCTAATGCTGTACCTGCTGCTTGTGCTAATGGGTTAGCCCCGGGAGCCGTGGTTGCTGTAATACTACTTTGTGTCGTAGGTAAATTAGTCATGATACCTTTCATAAACTCAACTCTTTGATAAGGTTCGTATGCTCTTTGTAATTCTGTTGCTCTTTGAGCATCTAATGTTCTTTGACCAATACCTCTTTGCAACGCACCTGCTTGCATCTGTGCATTTATATCTGCAAGACTCATAGCTTGTTGTTGTGCTCCTAATTGTCCTAGTAGTTGTCCACCTGCAAGTTGTTGTTGTCTTTGAGTTTGTGCTGCGCCTAATGCAGTCTGAAAACCTTGTGCTTGTGCTTGGCCCATAGCTTGTAAAGTTCTGTTTTGTAATTCTGCTTGTTGGACTCCTTGTCTTCCACCACCAAAAGCTCCTGCATCAATAGCTGAAGCATTTAGTTGATTTTGTGCTATCTGTCCTTGTCTACCAATTTCATTTGTAACATATTGTTGATAAGGATTTAAAAATTGTCCAATGTTTGGGTTTTGCATTCCTGCTGCTACTGAACCAATACCAGCTCCAACTGTCCCTGCGCCAACACCTGTTTGACCTGCTTGAGTAATACCCGCTTGTTCTAATGGGGAAAGACCTGCAACTTGAATACCAGGTATATTAACAGGAGTTTTTGCCAATCCTGCTGCTTGATCATAAAGTGCTAATTTTCTAGCTTCAACTTCTGGTGCTTCTCTTGCAATTGTAGTTTGTGTACCGGAGCCACCTCCGCCTCCTCCACCACCACCAAGATATTGTTTTAATCCTGTAGTAGGGTTGATGCTTCCTTGACCACCAACACTTTTTAAAAGTGTAGATTCAAATTTATTTATATGTGCAAGTTCTGTATCTCCACCAATACCTTTACCAGATATATCTTCATATAACTCAGTAAATAATTTTATCTTTTCTTTTATATTTAATTTTTTAATATTAATCATAAGTCTTTCTCTACTTGAACATGTGTTGCCACATATCCTTTTTGTTTAAATAAAGGGACATAACCTGGCCTTGAAAAGATTTCCATTTTTTTACAACCTTGTTCTTTAGCCCATTCAGCCACTTTATCAATTTGATCAAACCATTCTTTATACCTTTTACCAGTGACGATTTTAGCATCACAAACTTTGTAATTAGGGTAGTCTCTAATTTCAGTAACACCCACACATAAAATTTCGTTAGTATCTGTAACAGCCATCCAAAGCTGCATTGTACCTTGTTTACAATGTTCTTTAATATGCTCTTCACTTATAAATCCTCCTGCTCTGATACAAGCTTTGTGCACTAATTCTTTTGCTAAAGGCCATACTTTATCAATCTCCTCTTTACTGAATTGTATCAGATTTGTTGTCATTAACTAAATCGTAAATTCTTTTTAATTTTTTTTGTTGATCATAAAAGAAATCTGCTCCAGCTTTTCTCATGCTTTTATAACTTTTAGGATCTCCACCAGATAATATACCAGCACCTAATACTGCATCCGCACGTGATACAAATTCTCCATCAGCTAATTGTGCTAACATAGTATCTTCATCCTTATCCCCGTTACCTGAACCATCTTCAACATAACCTTCTGCTCTTACATAATTATTATAATCGTTTTCATTGTGATCTGTTTTTGACGGTAGATAATTAACACCACCTTTATTAAATTTTTGTATAGCAGTTGCTAATCCACCTTCATTTGCATAAAACATATCTGACCTTAATGTTTCATCCATAGTAGGTCTTGTATTTTCTGCAGGTACAAATGCACCTTCTAATTTACCAGATTGTTCTGCGTATGCTTTATCATAATCTTCTTTTCTGTAACCATCTATACCACCATCACCTTCATCTTCATCTGCTAGTAAAGGAAGTACACTTGATGCTAAGAATGCAGATTGAAGAGGATTGTCTTTTACTTTTTTTAATAAATTAGAAGTTATTCCTGATTCTGGTGTTTTTACAACATTCAATCCAGATAATTCTCCACCTCTTGAAATTATTTCATTACCAAATTTATCTACACCTATAACTTTACCTTCAGGCATATTAGCTTTGTTTAAAAAACTTGTTCCTAAATTACCTTGCGGTACAGGCGTTGTAGCTTGCCCTAAACCTAAAAAAGATTTAGCACTCGATAGAGGTGCTTTTCCTGCAAACATTTGTCCTAATGATGAAGTTGGAGCCATAGCTCCGATTGCGTAAGCTCCTCCACCAATTAGAGCTGCACTTTGAAGTGCTTTCTTAGTTGATTTTCCTCGAAGTTTTTGTACGCCAAATGTGGCTAGTGCTAGTGTAAATGGGTCCATAGTCTAATTAATTAATTAAGACAATATTACCATTTTACTTGGTTGGTTTCAACTCATCAACAAAACGTCCCTCATACTGATGCTCACCTACATGGACAATAGTATCCCCTATATAGGCATAACATTTACCACCTATATCCTTCCATAACTTACAGAAAGAGAAGTCTTCTCCAAGATAGGTCTTAGTCTCTGGGTCATGTATACAATCAAAAAAATTCCACATATGAGGCTTATTTACATACTCTCCATTAATCACAGTTTTTTGTACTATAGCTTTGTCTGGATATGCTTTAATCATTTTGTTTATTACATCCCTTTTAATTAGCATGCATCCTGTAGGACTATGAGTTACTTCCATCACACCTTTATCTACTTTTATATCTTTGTCATCTGCTACTCTCATAGGATAAGTATTAAAGGCTTTTTTTAAATCACTTATATTTTTTATTTGATTATCATTAATTCTATCCATTGCTTTATCCCACATAATTGTCTTCAATGGATATGGTATTGATATTATATCTTTATCTCTTTCAATCATTTTCAAAATAGACTCTGCTTGAACATATATATCTGAATCTATAAATAACATATGTGTAAAATCAGATTCTAAAAATCCTGCTACACATAGATTTCTACCTTGAGTAACAAGTGAAGATTTCATTAATTGAAATTTAATTTTTATTTTTTTATTAAATGATAACTTTTGTAATTCTAATAATGCTTGTGTATAGTGAATAGAACATTCACTATGTACAGGTGTAGCAACAAAAATAGAGTATGGTTTTATTTCTTCTTTAGAATTATTATTTTTCCATAGGGGTTCTATTGCTTTATCAAATGGTTTTGAGTCTACTTTTAGTTCTTTGAGTGTTTGATAAGTATCACTATTTATTGTTTCTTTCACTTACGGCTCCTTTCAAAAAGCTTGTCCATTCCATTCCTTTTTTCTTCCAACTGTAAAAACGTTTATAAAACTTTTGTTGTTCTTCTAAATGTTCTTGTATAAAATCCTCATGTAAATAACTTGCTGCAACTTCTATAGCATTACCGGTAGCAATAGCCATACTCTCGTAATTAGTGGAATAGTTTACATATACAGGCCACTCAGCACATGTTTCGTATAATGCTCCAAAGTTATTTGTAATTACATGAACTCCAGAAGCTAATGCTTCTAAGGCTGAAGCACAAGAGGTCTCTTCAAATATAGACGGATACACAAACATATCATAGCTTGGCATTTTTTTTAAAATATATTCATTTGGTTTATATCCAATATAATTTACATTAGGTAATTTTTCTGCTTGTTCGTACAAAGGTTTAAACTGATCATCATTATGTTTTTTAAAGTCATCTCCATAGACTTGCGATGAGCTATATATATCCATTATAATATTAGGGTTTTTTATTTCTTGCATTGCACGAAGAACAACATTTAATCCTCTCCATGGTGTACAGTGATGTATAAGTTTGATTGGGTCACCCTTCTTATATATTTTTCTCTCAGGAAATTTATCTATACCGTTTTTAATAACAACACATTTTTCAGTAGGTATATCAAAAAAGTATCTAAACTTTTCGTAGTTCCAATGACTATTAAATATGTACCAATCATAATCATCATGCTTTGACTTATCTCTAAAAAAAGGTTGTAGATTATTTTGATCCCAAGAATTTTTTTGCCAAAGTATATTTATCTTACTAGGGTCTATTGGAACTTTACCTGGTATGGATGTACAGATTTGAAATTGATTAAGTAAATCTTTATCAACATGCTTTTCAAGCATTTCCATTTGTAGCTCAGTGGCTCCTCTTGGCTGCATTATTTTTTGGTTTCTGCCCCCATAGTAACTCTAGTAACCTTAATTTCAAGGTCTTGTCTAAAATCATCCACAGTAGTATCAGTATTGGGATCAGCAACATCAGCATCAAAATCAACTTTACTAGCATATACTTTACCAGTCCTTTTGTGTTTAATAATTTCTTTTGCTTCTGCTGGTAGTTTAATTATATCACTCATTTTTGTCTCCGTCCTTGTCTATTATATTTTTTATTATTCTGCAACTTCTTTTTTTTATTAGGATTCTTACAGTGTCTTCTAGGTCTTTTCCTAGGCTTATCTCTTTCAACAAAATCTTTAAATTTTCTAGCCATTTTCCTGTGAACGATCTATCAAAGCATAACTAACAATACCTGTAATCTCATTAGCTGCACCTGCTTGCATTGATAAAATATCGCTAGCTTCTAAATTAAGAGAACCCTTAACCATATTTACAGTCGCTTTATTTAATTCCTCATAAGATACTTTTACAGCTGATCCACCTGATTTAGTTACTAATGCATGAGTATCAACATTACTAGCAGTGTCATGTACAGCTTGTATGCTTTTTACAATAATAGTTGCATCACTAGGACACGTTAAAACTGGTGTAACGTTAGTGGTTGTCAAATCAAATGTTTCGCTTTTATATCTTATTGTCATTGCATAAAGTAATTAAACGAATCTTGTTCGTTTTTCAAGTCTTGTTGATATGAAGTATTTAATTGATTTTCAATAGTTGCAAGACCTTGGTTTATTTGTCTAAATCCTTCTACACTATATTCTTGTGGTGGTTCCGGTACATATACATTTATCTTAGCCATTATCTTCTTCCATCAGGGTTAACATCTGCTCTAAATGTTCCAAATCTCCATGTCTCATCTACTGCAGTATTTTGTATTTTTATATTAGCAAGTCTACCTCTAGCTCTAGTATCTATCTTTTGTGTGTTAGCATTAATTGTAAAAGGACCAAGTTGTGAAGATGCCCCTGCATCAATAGGAAAATTTTTTAAGAAAATTGTAACGACTGCATTACCTTGAAGATTTTTAAAATCTGGTAAAAATCTACTTAGCCTTAGTAAATACTCTCCATCACCATCTGTAGGTAAATCAAAATCCCCGGATTGAATATAAGCAGGTATAGCTGCTTCAGTACCATCTAAAGCTATTTCATTATTACCTACTTCATGAGCATAATATGTTGATGCACCAAAAGTATTTGTAGCACCACTTAAATTAGAAATAGATGGTGTAGCTGTAGAACTGTATTCTGTTGCATAAGGTACATCGTAAGTACTTGCATCTGCGTAAGAACTTCTTGCAAGAGTCATAGTAGACCAACTATTTTCCACATAGTTATAAACTACTGTTCTATTATTTTGTACTGCTGGATTACCTGCGGGAGTGCCTGCTGGATAGAACCATACAATCTCATTAAATAAAGAATTATGTGAACCATATATAATTTCGTTAGAAGAATAATTTATTCCTACATTTGTTCCGGTAGTCGTAAATACAAAATCTTCTACAAGTGATGGAAGTAATTTAACAGTACCATCAAATACAAAGAAGCCTCCACCTGCCCCCATCCAAAACACTTTACCATCTGCATATACAGTTGCATGTTGTCCAATACATCCACAGTTGGATCCTACTTGTCTTATTGAAAAAGTAAATGGTGGACCAACAAACTGCATTGTGTATGCTGCTTGATCCGTTAAAATTAAATTATAATCTTTACCAGATACTGCTGCTACAATTTTGTTACCTGTATCAAGTCTAAATGTTCCTGCAGTATTTACTGAAGTTGGTTGATAAACACTATAATTTTCCTGATCACTAAATCTAATAAACATAGGATCTTGTGTAGTAGAATCCCCTATAGTTGTTTCAGTTCCAAAATGAACAACATGTCTATCTCTATCTGAAGTAATTGTTAGTCTTGTTGCTGTCGGAGCACCAGACATAACTACTGCTCGTTGTTCTAATGGGTTTGAAACACCAGGATTCCAAACAAATGTTTTACCATCTTTAATAGTTGCTATTAATTGTTCTCCAAAATTATCTAATGACCAACTACCAGGATCAAGTATAACTGTTGAACTAGTTGTACCAGATCCCCAAGTCCCTCTACTCCATGTACCTGTACCCCAACCATAACCATATGTTTGTATTGTTGGTCCTATTTCTTCGTATGGGTTTATACTTGCAGATCCTGCTGCAGTCATACCAGAACCAGATTCATTTGTTTTCATTTGAATTGTAAAACTGTTTGCGTTAGGTGTTGTCAAAACTTCATAAGTAAAATCTTGAAAATTTGCTACAGTAAAACCTGTAGCACCACCTCCAGGTAGAGTTACCGATGTAAAGGTTACATATTCACCAACATCTAAAGCATGACTTGTTTTATTTACCGTAACTGTATTAGATCCATTTGTAGATGTAAAAGTAGCACTTGTTAAAGCTGTCGCTAAAGGTGTTATGTCATAAAACTTATCTTCATAGTAAATATACAAAGCTTTAGATGTACCAAGTGCTGCGTATCTATTACCTTCTAAATCTGTCCAAGTGTGTTGAGCACGTGTTGGTCCTGAAATAGTTTCTTGTCCAATAGCTGTATAGCCACCTATTTTTTCTGGTTGGCCATATCTAAATCTTACAAAATCACCATCAATCCATTGACCCTCTGCTCCTGAAGGAGTATCTGCTTTGTTAAAACCTGGGGCTATTCTTACATTTCTTAAAGGCATAAGCCATTTTACAACATTTTATAGCTTCATCCAAGTCGAAGGAGAAGGTATATTATGTTCAGATTTAACCCCTTCTTTCATAGTTAACATTATATCTCCTGATATAGAAAGCCTTGGTATATCTTTTGTATTCTTTCCTGTCTCGTGAAACATCATAGATGGAAATATAATTACATTACCTGTTTCTGCAGGGTACTCAGCTTTACCATAATTGTTTTGATCCCACTCTGTAAAGTACGGATCTCTTTTTGGTACAGTTAACCCTACCTTATGTGCATCATCATCAAGCAAAAATAAATTACCTTGTTCATGTGCTTGGGGATAATAAACAAAACTAAAATGACTGCTCATATGTCTATGATAAGCAATGTGTTGTTCTTTGGTAGATAAAGTAGCCCAAGATTTTGTAACGTATATTTCAAACAAATCTAAATTATATTTTTGTGCAGATAAACAACCTTGTATTACTTTAGATAACTCAGTATATAATTCTTTAAATCTTTTATCTTTGTGTAAATTATCATCAATAGATTGTAATTCTTTTGGCTTTACATCCGTAGTCCGTGAGTATTGAGAATTGGTTGGAGTAATATCTCTTAGTATTATAGGTACAATTTTTTTATTAATATCTTCAAAGTTTTCTAACTTAGTTATGTATATAGGATAACCAAACCATTTAGATATATTAGCCATTAGTTATAATTTATATTAATGTTAATCCTAGTCTTAGTATCCGTTTGACTACAAGATCTATGTTTTAAATTACCATCAAAAATAATTAATTGATTCTCTATTGATTTAAAAATACCTTTATCTTTTATTTCTGTATAGCCATTACAAGTATTTAAACTCCATAAAGCTACTTTGTGTTCTAAAGTATTGTCTACATGCCACATCCCTTTGAAAGGTTTTGCTTCTCTTGTATAACAATTTATTCTAATTTGAATTAAATTATTAAATTTTAGTTGACCAATTAAAGGTAAAGCTATTTGATTAAAAAAAGAACTTTCTTGTTTATTATCTCTAAACAACAAATGATTAAAAAAATAACCTTTTGTGTCTTCTAGTTTACCAACAAAATCATTATAATACCAAGGAAAATAATTACCTAACAAGGTATTTTGTAATTTTTTTAAAGTGTGAGGCTTAATAAAATCTTTTATAACTTCTACATCAGCCATCAAGTTTTCCTTGGTAATCAAACCAAATATAACTATTTAGTTTAGATAATAATTTTTCCATATCATTATCCTTTACCACATAAACAAGTGTTTCTGTACAAAAATCTTTAATAGCTTCATATCTATGGTGACCATCAATTAATACACCATTATTAACAACTAATGGGCATAACAAACCATTGAGTTTTATATCAATCTCAAGTTGATCTATAAGTTCTTGATTATTATTAGACTGATTAGGTGTAATATCTTTTAATTTATATCTATGAAGTATTGAATTAAATATAATTTTTTGTGGTTTTAAAAACAATTATTGTACTCTAAGAAATCTATATCTAACTTCTCCGCTACCACCAGAACCACCACTTGTACGGCCACCGTTTACTTGAGCCGCTCCACCACCACCACCAGATCCACGTGTTCCTGAAGATCCTGCTGTCCCTGCTCCAGATGAAGACCCACCTGATCCTCCTGCAATATTTCCCGAGTAAGATGCTGCACCAGTTGATCCATTTATTCTACAGTTATCTCCTCCACAGTTACCATTGTTCCCACCTGACACGCCATTACCTGACTGATTAAATGATCCCACAGGACCACTTGTTAAAGTAGTTACATTTTTTGTAGTACCATCAGAATCTCTAAAAGTTCCTGACGTAATTGCAGTACCATTAATAGTCGCTGATCCTCCAGTTCCTGCAGTGTTAGATCTTAAAGGACCTTGTACACCACCTCCAGTTCCTGAAGATCCTCCTCCTGCACCTAACGTAAATATTGCTCCTGCTGTAGATCCTGATAAGGTTGTACTCGCTCCACCACTTGCTGAAAGATTAAATTGATTTCCACTATTGTTAGCAGCTCCACCACCACCAATAGCGTAAGTTAAAGTTTCACCTTGGGTAACACTAAATACTTTGTCTGATACAAAAGCACCTGATCCTCCACCAGCACCAGATGATTCACCACCTGCTTTATCATAATCGGCTCCTTTAATAGAACCACCTCCACCACCAACTGCTGCTTGAATGTGAATTGCATTAGCACCTTGAGGCACTGTAAAAGTTCCAGAACCTGAACTTAAAGTTTGAATTGACCCTGCTTCAAAAGCAGCAAATACTAATTTCCAAACACCAGATACTTTTGCATATATCTCATCTGCTTCTTGCCAAGTACCTGATACTTTGCCGTATGCGTTATCTATCTCTTGGAACGTTCCTGATACTTTGCCATAGGTATTAGCCATTTGAACTCCTATGAATATTTAAACCAAATGTCTCCATCACTACCTCCTGATGGGGAAGATGTACTTATTGTGAATTTTCTTTGTAGTTTATCAGCGGTTATTGCATTATTAGCAATCTTGGCTGTCGTTACATTTACGTTAGAAATGTTAGCGGTCAAAACAGCATTATCAGCGATGGCTGCACTTACTACTGCATCATCAGCAATTTTTGCGCTAGTTACTGCATCATCAGCAATTCCAGCTGTGCCTATCGTACCACCTAATGTATCTAATGAAACTTCATTTAAGTTAGTTCCATCTGCATATGCTGCATAAATTTTTGAAGCATTTAATGTAAAGCCAGTTCCCGATGCAGTTTTAATCGTAAGGTTTGTTGGATTAGTAATTAATCTACAATCAAATATATAAAATTTTTCTATAGAATCTGGTATGGTTACTGTTGTTGCACCAGATAATGTAATAGTTGCAAATTTAATTACCATATTTCTAGCAGTAGAAATAGATGCATTACTCATAACTAAAGTTGTAGTAGAACCACTAGAAAGAGATATTTGTTCAAATCCAGCTATTGCTTGTTGAACAAGTTCTAAATTTGTATTTGTTTTAGTTCCCCATGTACCGGCATTCTCACCGGTGGCCATAAGTTCTAGTTTAAGATCTGATGAATATGTTGATGCCATAATTTGGTATTATACACTTTTTAAGCTGCCTTATCAACTTCTGTCCAAGTGTTAGAAACTCCTTTATTTACTTCAGTCCATGTGTTGGTTACATCTGGATCTACATTAGACCATGCTGTTATTAATGGACTATTAATAGAACCTGTTAATTGCATGCCTGTAAGAATTACATCTTGGCCTGGAACCGCTGTTACTGATCCAACTGAAGTTGCCATAGACACACCTGTAACATCTACAGGAGTATTAACATCTACAGTTTCTTCACCTAGGCTAGCTGTGATTTGACTGCCTGTAACATTAACATTTGCATCTCCTGTAACAGTTGGTATTGCACCAGCAGTCATTACCATATCATGCTCAGTGACAACTACACTTACATTACCATCAGCTGTTACAGAGAAAGTTCCAAGAGTTAAACCTAATTGAGATCCTATAACAGATACTGTTGCATTACCTACAAGAGATTCTTCTCCCATAGACATTGTTAATTGTGATCCTGTTACATTAACAGGTGTATTTAATGCTACAGTTAAACTTCCTATAGATCCTGTTAATTGAGATCCTGTTACATTTACATTTGCATGTCCAACTACAGTTGAAGCACCAACACTTCCTGTTAGTTGTGATCCTGTAACAGCTACATTAACATTAGTTCCACCTAATGAAGCTATCGGAGATTGGGAAAGGGCGGTAATACCTAACACGGTTTACCTCGCTGTACAGGGTATGTTATTAGTGCCTACAAGTGTTTGACCAATTGCCATGTAGAGATAGTCTGCACCTGAATTATTTAATCTTCCATCATTAGTTCTTATTTTAAAACCATTAGATAAAAAATCTATAGAATTATTTGTAGTTGAGTTATCAGCACTAGTTTCATTTGGGCTCAACATTATTATTGATGGATTATAAGTTGACCTTTTTACATCTTGTAAATTCCAATGTTCTCCACTTGCTGTACCACCATTTGCGTGTTTAATTAATAACCAAGTTGGTTTAAATCCTGTATAAGTAAATGTTCCCTCTGAATTTCCGTTACCCTTATAGAATCCATATTTACTAAGACCAGTTTTATTAACAAATACATAAGCTATATATGTTCCACCTTGGTAATTTACTTTATCAGAATTACCAACTACAAAATGTGTAGCATCATCATTTTGAGATTCACCAACATAGTCACTTCCAACTCTAGTATCTGAAGTATTTAATTTAAGGTAGTAATCACTTTGAAGTGGAGAAGTACCACCTCTTACAACCCAGTCTTCTGCACTATCTGTTCTTTTAATTATAACTCGGTCTGGTTTTACACCTAATCCATGTGCAACTTTAGTTTGATTACCATTACCAATATCTCCATTTCTTCCTGTGTATTGAATTATAGAAAAACCTGTTGTTGTGTTTGCTCTGTAAGTACAAGCATTTATTGCATTATTACCACTTCCATAAGCAGATACAGATGTGTTGCTATCTCCTGCTTTCCAGTTCCATGATGCGTAATTTTCTCCATTAGCATTTGAGGTACTTGTTGTTCCTAAAGAAAATCCATTAGTATTAAATGATGTTATCATTCCTGTTTCTGTACTTTCTGCTGCATCTGTATCTGTTTTTAATCTTTTAGTTGCACCTCTAACAGCATCATTAGAAAGCCAACTTGCAGTAGTTGTTCTACCCTTTACCCACATTAAATCTGGTTGCATATTTGTACTTTCATCAAAAGTAATAGACCTAACTGAACCATTACCAGTATAAAGTTTTGTTCTAAAATAATCTGTAGATTTATTTACTCCAGTGTATGCCATTATAAGTTTAATCCTTTTGTTGATAAAGCTGTGTATCCAGTTGGTACATCATATTCAAATATACCATTATTACTTGCATTTGTCCCTGCACTAGATACTGCTGTTGTTTGAAAATAACCATTACCAAAGTTCCATGCCATTCTTCTTTCTGCATAAGCATTGTCATCACTACAAGCAAAGAAATAAGCACCATCATCTGTTGAAGATGGAGAAGATAGTGTAAACGCAGCACCTGTACCAGTAGAGCCACTTGTTGGGTCGCCACTATTTTGCCAAGTACCATTTTTTGAAAAATAAATTTTAAGATTATCTAAATCTACTGCTACTCCAATAATATCGCCATCTGTCCAACTATTTCCATAAGAAGGCTCATTGCCATTATTTATTTTAGCTCCAGATGCAGAATAATAAGCATAGTCATATGATTGTGAACCTAAGTAATCATTAGCACTTGTTCTGTGCATTTGACCAGTTATACCCATAATACTTGCACCACCAGAACCACTAATATCTTTCATCTCTGCGTAAAATTTTCCAGAAGTCATACCAAGAGTAGATACTTCTGGTACTCTTGCAGTTCCACCTAAAACTACATAAGTATTTCCATTTGCAAAACTTCTATCTGTGTTTAAACTTTTATTTAAAGGATTCATTGTAGCAAAAACATTACTTGGATTATCTTCTGTTTTTGTAAGTGTACCACCACCAACTGTAAAATTATTACCTTCACCAGATTGGTCTGTACCAGAATTACCATCTTTTAAAATAAAGAAACCATTGTTTCCATAAGTTACACTTGGAGAAGTATTTATTTTCCATTCTCCAGTTGTGCTGTCTGTTAAACCAAAGTCTGATGCTTGATAAGCTGTACCATCTACAAAATGTATATGAGACATTGAACCGTCCCAATAAAAAGTACCATCATGTTTTCTTCCAACTTGAATTGGATAAGAAGTATTACCAAAATCATATTCAAGAGTTGCAAAACTACTTCTATTGTCAGTTACAAAGCTAGTTTGTTGTGTACCATTAATCCAAACTTTTAGTTTATCAGTTCCAGATTGACTAGCATCTCCTGCTACCACAATATGATACCAACCATTAACATCTCTTACTTTTGCTGAAGTATCAAAACCTGTGGTTGATGCACTAGCACTTGTTCCAAAATTAAAAAATACTTTATCTTCTCCAAACCATAAACCCATTGCGTTTGAAGAAGATGTTTGTCTACAAGACATTATACAATTATAACTACTTGAATTTAAGTTTCCTCTTTTTACCCAACCAGACATTGTAAATTTTGTACTGTTTGTAGCTGTTGAATTTTGCCAAGTTAAATATGTACTAGCCATTAGTTAAATTGTCCCCCACCTGTTGCACCGTGAGATACTGTAATTGTAAACTGACGGTCTGCTGTTTGGCCCTGCGCATCCGTTGCTCGTATAGTAAATGTATACGTTGTCGTTTGCGTTGAGCCTGATTCATTTCCTGATATTACACCAGAATTATTAATAGTTACACCTCCTGGAAAACTTCCAGATACTTTTGCAAAAGCTGTTGCATTTGTAGCAGCTACTGTAAAGTTGACAGCTCCCGCAGCAGATACAGTTCCTAAAGATCCTGCAGCTGTTGTCCACGCAGGTGCATCCGATACAGTTAATAATGCACTAGTTGATCTTACAGCTAAACCATCATTATTCTCTGCTCTTAAATAATAAGTACCATCTACTGATAAAGTAAATGTTGCAACAATAGTTGTTGCACTTGTAAAAGCAACACTGTCTGCAGTAGTAATTGCACCTGTTGAAGCGTTGATTGCATCAACTGTTGGTATTGATTGAAAGTTAGTTCCTGTAATAGTTACAGCTGTTTGCGTGTTTTCAATAACACTTGGACTAATAGAACTTATAGTTGGAAAAGTTACACTTGATCCAAAAGACAATGTACCTGATCCATTAGTTTTTAATACCTGATCTGCCGTCCCATCTGTTGTAGGTAATTTTAAAAAGAAACCTGTATTAACTGTAGGTGAAGTTAAGAAAGTATGATTACCCATGTTCTCGTGTGATGAACATTGGTAGTATAAAATATTTGGTGTATCGCTATCAACAGCAATCATTGTGTAAGCACCAGCTTGACCGGGTGTACCAGATGTTGTTACACCTGTTGTAAATGCTGTAGTCTTACTAGCGTTGTTGTAAAATAATAAAGGGTGTCCTGAGTTAGATGCATCTGATTGATCAAATTTATAGTGATAAGGTTTAGATGTATCATTACCTTTAATCTCAATAATAGGTGATTCAATACCATTGATAAAATAACCGTTAGAACTACCTACACCGTTATAAGGGTGAGCTGCAGTTTTTGATGCAACAGTTACAGTATAAGTTATCGGAGTAGATGAAGATGCATAAGGACTAAGGAATCCTCCGCCACCAGAATCTTTACTGATGATCAGATTACCGTTTTGGTCCTGTATTGTATCTACTTTTAATATACTGCTCATCTATTCTTGATCCCATTGTTGTGTTTCTTCATTCCAAAGATAAAAATTATCATCGTCAGGTAATGGAATTGGTGCTTCCCATAAACAACTTGTACTATTTAATGTCCAAGAAGGAAATGGCTTAGGTGGTATAAATGCATCTTTTCCTAAATCGTAAGTATAACCTATTCCAGCAAAATTTTTTCTTAAAGCTTTTGATTGATCACTACTTGCTAATCCTGTATTAGGATCATAGTGAACGCCTCCTCTAGTATTATAAGACGTTTGAATCCATTTTCCAGGCTGTCCATCTATATAAGAATTTATAAAATCAGATTCAGCTACAATAACTTTTGTTACTTTTCCATTTTCTATTTTTGCATAATGTGCCATATTAAATCCTTAAAAACCTGTTGTATCATATCTTATTATAACTAAACCAGAACCTCCAGTTCCACCAGTAGCAGAATAGGGGCTTCCACCGCCACCGCCACCTGTGTTAGCTGACCCATTTGATCCTGCCGCTGCGTATACACCTCCAGCTCCTCCGCCACCAGCTCCCCCAGGGCCTGCTGAAGAACTACTGTGGCATGATCCTCCACCACCACCTGCTCTTGTGGTTGAACTTCCATTAATACTACTTGCTCGACCTGCTCCTCCAGTGGCTCCGTTACCTCCAGATTTAGGTTGCCCTATTTGACTAGCACCACCTCCACCACCTCCATTATTATTTCCTCCATAATCACTTGCTGCTGAAGTACCTGCATAACCTTGTCCAGATGTTCCAGATCCACCATCTACTGGATAATCATCTCCACAACCACCACCAGATCCACCATCTCTTCCATCACCATAAACATTATCTGCGGAATCGGCTCCTCCTCCGCCACCTCCAGTAGAAGATAAACTAAAAAATGAAGAAGTAGATCCATCATTACCTCTTGCTGCTTCACTTGCAGCATTTGAGTTACCTCCTGTACCTCCAGCACCTACAACAACTGCGTGTGTTCCAGCAGTTACAGTAGCTGGACTTTCTGCAGATGCTCCACCACCAGAAACTTCACCTGGAACAGAGCAACGATATCCTCCTGCTCCGCCACCTCCTGCCCAGTGTTGACCACCTCCACCACCACCAGCAATAATTAAATATTGACAAGATAAAGAAGGTATTTGGTTTACAAAATTAGATGAAGATGTAAAAGTGTGTACTCTAAAATTTCCTGTATTTGAAATCGACCCACCTGTAGGCGCTGCAAGTGCAGCCTTATCAACTCCTGTTGAAGTTAGAGCACTAGAATTAGTGACTTTAATTGTAACATTATTTCCAGCAGTAACATTATTATAAACACTACTTGGTACTGCGACTGTTGCAGCTGTATTCGAAGTAGGGGTGACTACTACGTTTACATCGATGCTATCAGAAGTTTGTTGAAAATTTACAGTTAAATTAGCAGCTAAAAAACTTGTTCCTGCAAGTGTTAAATTTGAGGCAAAACCAACTACAATATTTCCTGATATTGAATCTATAGTGGGGTTTGATAAAAATATGTTTGAAGTTGGAACAACCCAACCATTTGCTGCTCCTGAATAAACTAACCTTATACCTTGGTTATTTCCATTTAAAATTTTATTATTTGTTGAGCCCTCTATTTTTTCAGAACCGTTAGCACTAATAGTAAAATTATTTGTTACAAAAGTACCTGTTGCATCTACTGCTTCCACATAATCACCCACGTTTCCTGCAGGTAAATTCATAGTTACAGCATTACTTGAAGTATCTATAAAATAACCTTCTGTATCTGCAGCTGTAAAAGTAGAGCTTTTTAAACTTGTCTGCCAAGCAGTACTAGCTTGTATAGTAGTTGACCCACCCAAAGCAACTGTTGCACCATTTATAGTTACTGATGAATTTTCAAGTTTAACATTTGCAACAGATCCATTAGGAAGGGTGAATGTAGAGCTAGACGCATCAAACGTTGCACCAGCAGGAATAGTTATAGTATCACCGCTATCTCCTAGTTGTACATCTGTCCCTGATCTTGGACTTATTTTATTTACTTTTACTTCACTCATATTAATATTGTAATGACACTCCTCTAATTCTAGCTTCTTTACTTCCACTAGCTTGATTAGCAAATTCTATTTTATATTTTAAACTTGTTCCTGCTGTTACACTCAAGTCATTTACTTTTGCCATCTTAATACCAGTAGCAAAGTCAGGCATAGCAACTAATGTAGCTGTTGAATAATTAGAACCACCATCAGCAGAAAGTTTTAAAACTATGTCTGTATTTAATGTATTAGTACCTGCATGGTTTTGATAAGTAATAACTGCTCCCATTTTATTAGTTGATGTAGACGCAGTAACGTTTGGACAAGTAAAATTACCAGTTGCATTTAAAGTATCCGTATATTCTGTTATTGAATAACTAATATTCCAATCTGGAGAACTATCAATCCATTGAGGGAAATAAAATCTTAAAGTTGAACTAGCACTTTGAGAAGCAAATCCAGAACCTGTAGATAAACTACTTCTTGCATTTACAACATTGCTAAATGTTTTTGTAGCAACTGTGTATCTATAAGAACAAGTAGCAGGAGCAGTAGTATTACTTCCAAATGTTGAAAAACCTGCACCATTTCCACTACCTTGGTCAAAATAATAACCATCTGGATTACTTGAACCTAACCAAACACCAGAAGCAAAAGTTGGTCCATTACCACCACCAACTGTATTAACAGTAAATGAAATATCATAGTAACTTCCTGGAGAAGATACTGTATTATACCAATATACACCAGACCCTGAACCACCACCAGCTATAGTGGTTGAATTTACTGTAACACTTGAGTTTGTACCACCTGTTTTTGATAAGGCGTATGCTGAAGAAGAAACTGTTCCTGTACTTACATATTCATCTGAACTTCTAAATGTATTAGCACCATTTGTGTAACCTGAATTATCTTGAAACACATCAACATATGTCGAATTAGTATTGTAGGCAGCTTTGTTTTCGTCTGACGCTTGTCTTAAAGCTAATGTAGAAATATCATTTACAATTTGATTATCATCAAAACTAGTGGCATATTGATTTACACTTGATTGACTTATTCTTGCGTCTGCAAATGTTCCTGAGTTAATTGAACTTGCAGGAAATATATATTTTAAATCTTTATAATTAGCCATATTATTTCTCCGTTAATAACCATCCTTGAGTTGCATCAACATAAACCAATCTAAAAGCAGCTCGTTCAGTTGCTACTGTCATGTCTGATGCTGCACCTTGAATCTTATGTCCATTTCTTCCAATTATTATATTTTGTGAATCTGCTGTAGCACCATAATCTATTACACTTACTTCATCTCCTATAGATGCAGATGTTGGCAAAGTCACGGTAACTGCTCCTCCTGCTGTATTTACAAAATAACCCTCTCCAGCGATTGCATTAAAATTTGAAGTTTTTACAGCTTGCCATGCTGTTCCACCAACACCAGACGGTAAATTTACTGTTGCTGTAGATAAATTTACAGTGTCACCAGCTTCACCAATTTGTAAATTGGTTCCTGACTGAGGTATTACTTTATCTACTTCTATTGTACTCATTATATAATTACCAAATTACCTGTTACTGTTATTGTTCCTGATACTGTTACTGGTCCTGCTAATACACCTGAGTCCATAGTTTGAACTTCATCTAAAGTAGATGCATGAGTTACAACGTAACCTGTTGCTTCCATGACAGGTGACATTGCTTTTTTAGCAGGAATGGTACAAAAGACTTCTTTCTCTTCTGAACCAAAATTAATTTTAGAAGTGTTTCCTGATGAATTACTTATCACTGTGTCTCTAGATAGAGTATCGGGAGAGGCATCGGTTACTGTACCAATACCAACTTCAAACTTATCTGCACCTGTTTCGGATATACAATAATACGTAGTATTAGTTGTACCCACTCCAGCTACAAATGTTATAAAGTCCTGTGAAGCACCAGCTAGGTTTAACGTTCCCGTTCCCGAGGTAGTGCTTGTCTCTTTAACTCTATCGTTAATGACAAGTGCCATCTAAACCTCTTACGTTAATCTTAATATTGCAGCAGATGTTGTAAATGCAGGGAACTGAATTGTAAACGTTCCTGCAGTTGCCGTTTTATTTCCACCAAAATCTAAAACACAAACAGCGTCAGTAGTATTTGAACCACCGTTAGTTGTTGTATTATAAATTAAAGCTCCTCTAGCTGTTAATGTTACTGCTGTAAAAGATAAGTTAGCAAAACTAGTAATTGCTACTGATGATGACATCTTAACACCTTGGTTAACAAGTGCTTTACCACCTGCAGTATAATTTGATGAAGTTACTTCAGTTCCTGTTCCACCTAAATTTGGTGAGTAATTTGTAGTTGATTTACCTAATGTTGCTGTATCTTTATACATCGCCAATTTATATGTATCTGTTGATGCATCAAAATCGTGACTTCCTTGAAGTAATTCTTTTTTAAAAGAATCACAAATTGCGTTCGTTGTTATAGCCATAATATTTCTCCTTTAATTTTTTATGGTGATGGTGAAGGTACTTGAACTCTAGGTACCCCATCATCGTATTCTGCTCGTCTTCTTCTCCCCATTTGTTGGAGAGCAAAATTTTGTATACTTTCATTATACTTACTTTTATATAGATTGTACATATCCATGGGACCTTTGAGATAAGCAAAAGCCTCTGTAAGTACTCCATCTAAAAGCATTCCTTGTTGGTATGTTGATAAATAAGTTGTGTTAGTAGAGGTAAAACTTGGTGGTGTAATAATATAATTGAGTTGTACCCCATAAGCTTGATCTGGAGTTGGAGCTACAACAATCGAAGACTCATCCCAATTGGCATAGTATTTAGGTAGTCCTGTTGTGCCACTACCATTGTATTCTGATATAAAACTTGTGTCTCTTTTTTCTAAAAAAGTTCTAGCACTAGTAATACTAGTATCAGCAAATACTTGTAATGATCTAATTACTAAAAAATCTGCAGGCGTTACTAAATATCTTTTGTTTGCAGTGAATGATGAAGTTGCGTATTTTCTTGTGTCATCATAATCCACGGCTCCTGCAACATTTAATTCTGTGTTTCTTATAAATTGACCAATAAGAGTATCACTCAATACATTTGAGTCTACTTCTGTGTAGTTTCGAACTTGTGTTAAAAAATCTGAATAAGTTATAGCCATTATGTAATACTCACGGTTACTGAATTAATTTGCATAGATATTTGTCTTCTTCTATTTTGTAATGACGGATCTGCAGGAATCATTGATGATGTTCCTTGATTAAAAAATCCAAATTGTCCTGGTAAAGTTAAATTTGCTACACCAACTGTAATACCTCCAGAATCAGCTATAGTTGTGTCGTTAGCTGCAACAGTTGTAGGTTGTTGAAATCTTTGTGATCTTGTATTTTGTAAAGCTACTGCATCTGCCTTATGATAAGGAGGGTCTAGTTGTGGGTGTTTAGGTTCAAACTCTGATATATGAACTAAAGCACCTGTCCACTCTTTAACCATTTCTTTATATGGAAATGCTTGTCCAGATCTATCAGATATTGCCTGACTTCTTTTTCCTGTAGCGTAACTCATTAAGAACCACTCCCAAAATAAGTTTGTGGAGAAATATAAACTGAAGTTCTTGAACCATCTTCGTTTAATGCTCTAATTAATTCATCTTCATATAATTGTTTTAATAATTGTATTCTGTCTGGTGCTCTTTTTTGTGATAAATAATATGCAAGGCCAGAACACATACAAGGTAAAAATCTATAAGCGACATCAGGTGTTTTTGTAAATCCACCTGCATCTTCAATTCTATTAATTGTATAAAATTTTAATGTTGTATAAGTTGTTGCATCAGGAGCTAGATATAAACTTATAGTTGGTGTTGTTTGTCTATCAACATAATACTGTGATGGTTGTCCTCTTTGTAATTTATTTGGAAGTGCAGCATAAGCTGATCTATCAATTTTTGTTAATGAGATATCATTTGTTGATGAAGTGTTTCCTGCTGCGTTTGTTGTAGAAATATATGCTTCAAGAACATCGTTTACATCTGTATCTACTGTGTATGTAGCAGTTCCTGCAACTAATGCTTTTTCATTTAGTTTTACTTTCCAAAGGTGAATACCTCTGTTACCCCACTCTGAAAATAAAAGATTTAAACTTCTTCTTGCGCTACGTAAGTCATTCCCACTATTAGTCCGCATACCACATCGTTCGTATGCCTCTTCAATAATGTCATCGATCTGAAGATCGAATGCTGTAGTTCCTGACGTAGCCATAATTCATTACATTATGTCTTTGTAATAATCCAAAGACTTTCCTGGTATTAATTCTTCATCTTGTAAACCACTTCCACCTACCACAGCTCCCATACCTTTCATGGCAGCACCACCATCAACTCTTTTCATAACTTTTTTTGCTTTTTTGTCTGAAACTTGTGATTTAGATGTTTCTTTGATTATATCAAAATCTTCACCTGATATTTTACCATCTTTGTTTTTATCTAATTTTACTTGATCGCCTTTTAATGACATAATTTTCTCCTTAAAATATTATACGTCTATCATACCACCATAGTATCTCTTGGTAAAGGTACTGACGTTAGTTGGTTTGCCTCCTGGGTTACCGGCTTGTCTTTTCCTTGCAACAGCAGAACGCTTTTGCGAGTCTGTCATTCGGTTTGCTTTTGCAGCAGGCACGCATTTGGGGTACTTTCTTTTTGATCCACTTGCAGATTTTCTTCCACATTCTTTATACCCTCCTCCTTTTTTAGGTGATCCTATATCGACCCATTTTTCATTGAACCATTTCTTTAGGCTCATTAAAATATACCTTTAAAACCTTTGCCTCTAATCGCTGCTCCTGCTCCACGTACCTCACCTCCACACATCATTTTATTTGCAGCAGAACCACTACTGTCTGTAGTAGTATCTATCTGTAAACCTCTAGGTAACTCATCTATGTTTTGTTTTGGTTTTTTTAATGGTTTTTTATTTTTCTTTTTTTCTTTTTTTTCTTCTTTTTTTCCACCTCTTATATAATAAGGAGTTTTTAAAATATCTCCAATAACATCAAAAATTTTAGTACTTGGTTCTCTATTTGGATTTCTTTTATCTTTAGTCATTAAGTCTCCTGTATTAGCTTTCTTTGGTCCCCAATCTTTTCTTTTTAAACCTGATGGATCTTTTGCTTTACCTGCACAAATTTTTGAAGCGTATGCATTTGCATATGCGCTGGGGTAAACTTTGAATTTTCTTTTGGCTGCGGCTTTGCCTCTTGCACATAATTTAGTCATGCAAGATTATAACATCTTTTGACTAGGCAGTAAATGTCTTGGCTAGTGGGTTTTTCTTACGTTTGATAGCAAGTTTAACTTTTTTCTTTTTTTCTTTCTCGTCTCTCGCACCACTTAATTTACCTTCTACTTGTTTTGATATCTGTGATCTTCCTATTGTCATGCTAAATCCTTTGCTTTTCCTATAACTGGTTTATACTTTGTTTTACCCTCAGATTTGTATGCATGCAAGAACTGTTTTCTTGGTTGATCTGTAGTATAACTACAGTGTATCCATCCCGAGTTGGGTTCGCCAGGAGTGTAGAATTCGAGGATCAATTGATCGTAGTCTAGGTTTTTATTGATCCAATCAGCTAATTCTGCATTGTCGGTTCCCATACATTCAAAATCTGCAGCCTCAGCTTTTGCATGTTGGCTGTTGATCGAGCTACCTATCTTTAGGCAAAGCTGCTCGCTACGGAACCCTGACGTTACCTTTACTCTGCCGAAGTGGTCACGTACCGGTTGCAATATATTTTCACATAATGCTTTTAATTTTTCTATCTGACCAGAATTAGGATTATTATTTATATCTAACCTAATTGCTGTATCTGATTTAATTAATTCTTGTAAACTAAAATTACGTGTTAATTCCAT